TGATTTGGGTACGCCTTACGCGCACCATACTATGCTTGTATTTGCATACGGTACTTTCAGTTCGTTGGAAGTCCGATTTGAAATTAGTCACGATAACGAAAATTGGTTCGCTATTCCGTCTACTATTGTAACTGGCACTGGACAAGTCCATGTAGATCGAGTTTCTCGCTATGTTAGAGGAAACGTCATTAGTTATGATGGTAGTGAATTAGAACTACTAGTAACGATTGCGAGTGCATAATGGCTGATAATTTAACTGACGCAGCAGAGAACCTTGTTATTAATTGGTTATTCTGTGCGCCAACCGCTGCACCAACTCGTCCTACTAATCCTTTTACTGTGGCACTAATTACTACTGCAACCCCCGGAACTGATTCCGCACTGGGTTCAGAAGTAACTGCGGGTGGTAATGCTTATGCACGACAGTCTGTAACGTTTGGAGCTGCCGCATCAGGTGCAACGGATAATACTAATGCACCCACCTGGGTAAACATGCCAGCCGTTACTGTTGGTGGTATTGCTATTTTTGAGAATGGTGGTGTTCGTATTGCATACGGTACACTTGCTGCTAACAAGACGACTAATGCGGGAGATACATTCACCATTGCAATTGGTGACATTGATATCACACTTGCATAATAGGAATTTAGGGGAGGTATCAAATGACTGTTGCTCACGTTGGTAGTACAGGAACAACAACAACCGCAACGGCTTATGGTACCACTTCTACAACTGTTGCTTATACATCGGTTGCGGTTGGACGAATGGCAATCATTGTTGCGTCTACTAAGTTAAGCACAGCAACATGGAGTGCAGTAACAGGATTCACACAAATTGTTGACGGAACTGGTGGAACCGGTGCATCATCATCAACCACTGGAACAACTAGAATCGGTGTATGGTACCGAATTCTAGACGGATCTGAAACAGGTAGCGTAACTGTTGCAACAACTGGTGGAGTAGCAACAACTGCTGCAATGTCTGTGTATTCAAAAACACGAAATACATGGATGGTCCCCTTTGGAGTAACATCGTCAGATACAACAGACGGTACTAATCCTACGGGTACCGCCGCAGCATGGACAAAGACTTTGATTCCGGCCGATATGCTAATTGCTGCATATGCCGGTGAAGAAGGATCGACTACAGTTCCTAGTGCAAATACACTAACTCAAACTAGCGCAACTTTTGGTACTCGAACTCATAGGAACTATAGAAACAATAGTTCTGGTACTACAAATACATTAACTTCGTGGGATGGTACGGTAACCACTGCCAATAACACCAATGCATTGACAACCACATTGACATGGACAGTTTCGACTGCCGGTGCTTTTGCTGCCGTTGTACTTAGAGATTATCAAACTACTCTATCTAACACATTGGACGGTGGAACTGATACTGTAACAATTTCTACCGGTAACTCAGGTGGAGGATCTGGGAATGCTTTTGACTTCGTACAGATTCCGGCAACTGCCTCTGCTGTATACACTGCTGCTAATAAAGCACGCGGTACACTAGGTGCTGCGGTATCTAGTGGTTCCACTCCTGGTATTACTTACCTACAGTATTCGACATCCATCAATGGTGGATCCGATGTCCCTATATATGCTCGTGTTCGATATAAGGTAACCGCACTCCCAGCAGCCCAATTCAGATTAGCTGTTATTGCTGGTGGAGACGGATCATTCCAAGGCGATTATCGATTGAATACAGACGGAACTATTGGACTATACACCGGAACAGGAACTCTGGTTTCTGCAACGACTGCAACTATTACAGCCAATCAATGGTTTGATTTGGGATTTGCAATAACGGTATTCAGTGCATCCGTAGGTGTCTCTGAACTTAAGCTATATCTGAATCCTAGCTCTAATACGGCAACGGAAACCGAGACAAGCGGAAGCATTAATACTTTACGTAATGGTGGACTTAATGCCTTGCAGGTTGGAGTGTTGACGTCTACTGTAGCCAGTCAACCTATTTACATTGATGACATTCAAACTAGTACAACAGGTTATCCTAGTGCTATTCCTATGGAAGTCAGTGGTATTGCTGCTTTATCAGTTGAATCTACTTTGACTTCGGGGTCGCTTGTTACGACAACCGGTGCAAGTGCTTTAAGCGGACAGTCAACCATGACTGTTGTAGGTACAGTAATAACCGGAGCTGTAACAGGTTCGAGTGCTTTAAGTGCACAGTCTAATATGACTGTCACTGGAACGGTTACAACTACTGGTGCTGCAACACTTAGTGCACAATCGACAATGACAAGTGTTGGATCTAACACGGTAATTGGATCGACTGCCTTAAGCGGACAATCTAATTTAGCTATAGTTGGGACTAGAGTTGTTAATGGCTCTGCGGTATTAAGCGCACAGTCCAATATGGTTACCCTGGCAAAGGGTACTACACAAGGGATTGCAGCGCTAAGTGCACAAAGCAATATGACTGTAGTGGGATCTACTTTTACTACCCCACCTAGCGCTTCGCTAAGTGGACAGTTCAATATGACAGTAACCGGATCGGTAACTGTAAAGGGTGCAAGTACTTTAAGTATTCAATCTAATATGTCTGCAATAGCCAAGCTTACAATCGGGGGTGTTGCGACCCTCACCGCACAATCATCTATTGCCAGTATTGGCACTAGGGTGGTTACCGGTGCTGCTGTACTGAGTGCTCAGTCTACCCTGACAGCAGTCGGATTAGTTCCGGCTATTCTTACTGGCTCAGTCGCTTTTACCATTCAATCAGGATTATCAGTCCAAGCTAATGTTACTCCCCCGTGGGTGTTTCCATTCATCGAGTTTGATAGAAACGAAGTCACGGGAATGGACAGCAAGGATTCGATTTCTGGTATAAGAGAAGGATTAGTTACAGTGAGCATTCAACCTGAATCCAAATCAACTAGCGTAGTAAGGGAGGGAGGATAGTGGAAAAGGTATTACGCAATACAGCAGCGACAATTACAGTGACATTCTACAATGGATCGTCACCTGCTGAAGCTGACGGAGCCGTGACTGTAACCGCTGTAAAAGGTGACGGTACAACACTTTTCACGCTCCCGGCTACCAATGAAATTGCAGTCGGAGTTTATTCCATTGTGATTCCTCCGCAAGCCGCATTGAATACTTTCGTATTGACGTGGGCTGGGACATTTACTGGCACACCTATCACAATTGAAACCGATGTGGAAATCGTAGGCGGATTCTACTTCTCGATCGCAGAATTGAGAGGGTTCGATAAGGTACTAGAGAATACTACTCGATTCCCGACCGACGCGCTGGTTAATGCTAGGGATGTTGTGGAAACCGAATTCGAAGACATATGTGCTCGGGCATTTGTTCAAAGGTATCATAGAGAAGAAGCATTGGTACCAGATACCGATACTGCTTTACTGTGGACTGAAAAGCCTGAAGTCACTAATATCAATTCAGTTACCGTTGATGGAGTCGATCAAACTGCTTGGGTTGCAGCCGGTTATTTCAAGCGTGATAAGTATTCTCCTCGTGCATTAGTAGTCTCTACGGAAGCCCAATCAGCTCTGTATGCGAACGATGTAACAATGGAGTACGAGTACGGTATGAGAAGAGTACCTAGGCTAATTAAAGAGAAAGCGTTGAAGCGTGCCAAGCAGTTCCTTGTCGGACAGAATTCTACAATGGACGAAAGAGCTACCACAATGCTTATCCCTGATGTCGGTACAGTTAATCTGGCGACACCAGGAATGCGAGGTTCTGAAACTGGAGTGCCTGATATTGACGTAGTATTAGAGCGATTCAAAATCGATGGTGGGGCTGGTGTTTACTAATGGGAACCAGAGCTTTTGCGATGAAGAAAGCACTAATAGCTGCAACTCTGGCTAATCCAGCCTTTTCTGAATTGGCTGAATTAGATTCGGTTTGGGACAGTGCATATTCAGGAGTTGTTCGACCAAATAAAGTAATTTGGTTTGGCGAGATTGTTTGGACTTATGATCAGAATGTTGTATTCGGGGGCATAAGACCAGGCAGAGAAGAAGAATTCAATATCCGAGTAGGAATTGAAATCAATGACCACGATGATGATCAGACAGATGCAGACGACAAAGCCGAAGAATTAATGGTCGCGCTTGAAGAAATGGTATCCTCTGATTATCGACAATATGGAGTCGACGGAATTGTTTCAATGGGTGTTGTCCCAATTGGACTTGGCGAAGGCCCTGGTGGTGCCGAAGGTGGACGCGCTGCTTTCATGGCGCTTCAAATCAATGTGAAAGCACGTAAATAAAAAGGAGGGACTAAATGTCAGGTAGTCTGACTAGGTTCGGTATCGGAAAGGAAACTGTCTACGGTACCGCCGTTGCTGTATCAAAGTCTTATGAAATCATGAGTGAGGATCTCACTGGTAAATATGAGCGAACAACTGCTGAGGCATTGTCCGGTTCATACGTACAGCGTGCGGATAGATTCTCTGTAGTAAAGAAAGGTGCAGAAGGATCTGTTTCCATTGAGCCACTTACTCGTGGATTTGGAGATTGGTTAGCTGCAATGATGGGACAGGTAGCTACTACTGGTCCTATCGAAACTGCTGCTTATACACACACCGGAACAATTAACAGTTTAACTGGAAAGAATCTTACTGTTCAGGTACTACGTGCTGACGAATCGCAAACATTGCGACCATGGACGTATGAAGGCGGAAAGGTTACTAACTACGAATTCAGTAACTCGGTAGATCAAACACTGCGATGCACAATTGGAATGGACTTTGAATTAGAGTCCAATCCTGACGCACCCGCAGGTGTCTACTTAGGAACTACGCTTGCTGGATTAACTACTCCTGTTGGCGCCGGTGTATTCACATGGGCCGAAGGATCGATCACTGTCGGTGGAGTTGCATATGACATTAGCGAAGTAACAATTGGTGTAGACAATGCATTGAATGTTGACCGTTATTTCATTAACACACCCGCATTAAAGAGAGAGCCAATCCAAGACGGTAAGCGTGAGATCACATGGTCATTCACAACTACCTATGCTGATAACTCATTCTGGGAGAAAGTATCGAGCGCGACTGTTGCTGGTACTTACGCAGAATTGAGAGCTAAGTGGACTGGTCTAGTTTCTATTCCTGGTACTACTACACCGCTTTATCCTTGCATTGAAATCGTGATTCCGGTTGCGAGATTCGACGAAGGTGGTCCGGTTGTTGCAGGAGAGGGAATGCTTGAGCAGCAATTCAGTGGAGTAGGTCTATATGACGGAACTCTTTCTCCAATCTCGATTATCTACAAGTCACAAGACGCAACAGTTCTAGCATAAGAGGAGTACCAATGGCAGCTAAAGGTAAGCGACCTACTCGTAATAAAAGTTCTGCACAGATTGAAGGATTAGAGGGATTCCTAAAAGACATGGGAGTTATTCCCGCTGAAATGAAAAGAGCAGAACAAGTATTTATGACAGTCGCTGCGGCTACCGTTGTTGCACAAGCTAAGGCATTAGCGGCGGGACAGGGTCGCCAGCAGCAATCAGCGGCTGGCACCCTTGTCCAATTAGGACAGGGAATCGTTCAATATGGTGGCACTCCATGGGCGATGGGTGCTGAGTTCGGTTCTATTTTATACGGGCAATTCCCAGAATGGCGCGGCAATAAAGAAGATGCTGGTTATTTCTTCTGGCCTGCTGTAAGGGATTTCCGAGATGAAGACATGATTAATCTATGGGTGCGTGAAGTGTGGTCAGTCGTTGAAGGACTGTTCACCTAAGTAAAAGGGAGTAATAATGGTAGAGCAAACAGAATTGGATTTCTCACCACAAGCTGAGGAACCAATCGTAGAAAAGCCAAAGACTAAAATCACAGTTAGCATGGATGACATGACATTCGGCGAAATGGAATTGTTCGAAGATGTAACTGGATTAGTAATGACTGAAGCTATTAGAACTGTAATTGTAACAGATCCGAAAACAGGTCGTGCACTTCCAGATCCTGAAGATCCAAAGGGTAGACCATTGAAGGAAACCCGAATGAGTGTAAAGGCTATGATGGGAATGGTATTCGTTGCTATGCATCGTGATAATGCTGATTTGACATTCTCTGATATTAGAAACATGAAAATGTCTGATATCGATTTGGAGATGACAGAGGCAGATGATAGTGAGGGAAAAGACGATTAAAGCAAGAGCGTGATAACCGGTTCCAGCGATTGTTGGAACTGGCTCACTTTTACGGATGGTCTATTACGGAAATGAAATCGTATACCCTGTATGAGCTGGATCGGGCTCGAAAATATATGATCGAATATAACAAGAGTCAGAGGGGAGGTCAGCAGTCGAATGGCAGCAAATGATACACGCAGACTTAAGGTTGTCGTAACCGGTGACTCTAGTGATGCGCAGCAAGCATTAGAACAAGTGGGAACTGCGGCAGATCAATCCGATAGTAAGCTAATGGGACTAACTAAAACCCTAATCGGATTCGGAGCCAAAGGCGCTATATTACTAGGTGCCGTTGGTGCGGCAGCCGTAACAATGGGTGTTTCAACTGCCTCTCAATTAGAGCAAGTAGAAGTAGGATTCACTACAATGCTTGGCTCTGCCGAGAAAGCTAAGAAGTTCATGAAAGAATTGCAGAACTTCGCTGCTGCTACTCCATTCGAATTCACCGAATTGACTGGCGCGGCTCAACAATTCTTGGCAATGGGATTCGCTGCTAAAGACGTAATTCCAATGTTGACAGCCGTAGGTGATGCTGTTGCTGCTATGGGTGGATCTGCCGAAAATGTGGATTCAGTAACCCGCGCATTGGGACAGATGCAAGCTAAAGGTAAGGTATCCGGAGAAGAATTGATGCAGCTTACCGAACAAGGTATTCCTGCATTGAAGATCCTTGCTGATTCTTATAAGGTGTCCACATCGGACATGTCTAAGATGATTGAAAAAGGAATGGTCATGTCTGACAAGGCTATTCCTGCATTGATCAAAGGATTGAGTGAAGGTACCGAGCACGTAAAGGGCTTCGGCGGAATGATGGCAAAGCAGTCCGAAACAATGAAGGGTAAATGGTCCACATTTATGGACACCCTACAAATGGGACTGGGAAACATCGCTAAGAATATCATCCCTACACTTAAGACATCCATTGATACTTTAAGTCGAGGAATGGCTGATTTCTTCAATGGAATTCAAGGTAAGGATGTTAGCAGTATCCTAGGTCAATTAGGTCTAGGATTAACTTCATTCTTTAAAACTATCCAAGGCTATGAAGTAAAGACTAAGGGAATTGCTCAACGATTTGCAGACTTTGGTGTCGCGATTCGCGCGGCTATTACTGCATTCCAAGATGGAAAGACAGCATCCGATGGATGGACTGGACGACTTGAGTTAATTGCAGTCGGACTTAAGAAAGTAATCGACGGATTGATTTGGTTCGGTAAAGAAACTGCCAACGTAGTAATGTGGCTATATAAGTACGATGATGTTGCAAAAGCATTGGTCATTACACTAAATGCATTGATGGCTGTAACTAAAGCACACGCTTTTGTAATGGGTGTGCAAGCTGCGGGTGGTGCATTAGCAATGTTCAAGAATCTAACTTTGGTAGCAACAATTACCAAGACAGTAACCGCATTGCAGTGGGCCTACAATGGTGCGATGTCTGCGGCAGCCTATTTGCAAATCGCTGGGTATCTAACATTGATCGCAGCGAAGCAAAAGATTATGGCCATCTGGACTAAGGTACTTACCGCAGCACAATGGGCCTGGGACGCGGCACTTAATGCCAACCCCATCGGACTTATTGTCGCAGCTATTGTTATCTTAGTGGGAGCTATCTATTTACTATGGAAGAATAATGAAGGATTCCGTAAGTTTGTATTAAATACATTGTGGCCGACGATTAAAAAGGTATTCGAAGCTATTAAGAATATTGTAATGATTGTAGTCAAGGCTCTGGTTACTGCATTCATGTGGTCCAAAGAAAAGATCATGGCTATTTGGAATGCTATCGCTGATTTCATGGCTCCGATCATTGCTAAAATTGTTGCCTTCATTTCTCCTCTAATCTCCATCTGGCTCAAGGTTGCCAAGATTATGACTGCATTCTACGTGAATGTTTGGAAGATTATCTGGATCGCTATTCAGATTGCTGCCAAATTAGTAGTAATGTGGTTCCAGAACTTTATCGTTCCCGGATTCAAACTTATATTCAATGCAATCGCGGGCACAGTAAAGTTCTTGTACGGAGTGTTCAAGGCTTATTTCACTATGATCAAGAATATAGTCACTAGTGTTGCTAACTGGATTAATACTGAAGTCATAACTCGAATCAAATTGGCATGGGAAGTAATTAAGAAAGTAACCGCTATTTTGTGGAGTGATTTCGTTAAGAGATTCAACGCTATCAAGGACAAAGTCACTTCCGTATTTAACGCAATCGTTGGGCCGATCGCTGCAATTTTCTATCGCGGTGTTAATAACATAAAGGCAGCCCTGAATGTTTTCCGTGCTTATTGGAATCAATTATTCGATGGTGTGAAGAGTAAAGCAGGGTCCACAATGGACGCTGTGACTCGGGCATTCAATAAGGGTAAGGACGGAATCAAGGCTGCCTGGGACAAGATCAAGTCTATTACTAAGGCTCCGATTAACTTCGTAATTCAGGATGTGTATAACGATAGAATCCGTTCACTGTGGAATAAGGTCGCTGAGAAGTTCGGGATTAAGACACGACTAGATACAATTCCTAAGCTCGCAAAGGGTGGAGTTGTTGGGTCTGGTTATGGCACAAAGGACGATCAGCTTTCCCTGCTCATGCGTGGTGAAGGTGTATTGAATACTCGTGAAATGCGAAAGCTAGGCGGACCACAGGGGTTCCAAGAGTTCCGTAATTCTCTTGCTATGTATGGTAATGGTGGTGTTGTCGGTGGCGACGGACCAGGATCATGGTTCAAGTCATTGGCTAGTAAGGGTAAGGATATTTTCCAAGGCTTAGCAGGATCGGTAATCAAGCCACTTGTTGGTTCGATTCGCGGATTCATTAATGGACACCTAGATTCTAATGGATTTGGTGGACTAATGCGTGGGGGTGCTAATACCATTCTAGATAAGCTAGTAGGATGGGTGGCCGGTAAGGATAAAGAAGTTGGTTCAA